ATTTCTTAGGTTTTAGATTACCCCTTAAATATAGGGGATGCTTTGGGCTACCATCTTTAGATAATTCTAAATAATGTAATGAGTTAGTTAAAGAAAGTATCTTATTAACCCTCCTCTTAGCTAACCCAAAAGTACCCCATGAAGCTATTACTAGAGGCTTATCATAAAAGTGATGTTTTATGATATACTTTATATATTCATCATTTAATGGCCCTACTGGGTCTTTTACTAATTCTAATTCTTTTGGATTAGTTGCTCTATAGGCAAATAGGTTAATTATTATAATACCCCCATAACCCCAATCCTTAGCATACTTCATACACTTTTTAATAGTAGGGTCATCTTTATCTCCATCTGCAGTAGAGGGGTTTAACATTATGAATATAACTTGTTTTAAGTTGTTGTCCCATTTTCTCCATAGTAAATACCTATAATCCCCATCTTCAGAGATTATGGCTCCTTTATCACTTTTACTTAAATTATACAAATTAATCATTACTAAAATGTTTTATGGTTATTATATAAGTACTATTTGTATTTGCAATATATCTGTTTAAAGAATCCTCAACATGAGATAGTTTAGTGCCCCTTTCCTTTATACCTGTAGGTATAATCTTTCCGTCTTTAATCAAGTTTAATTCATAAATATTCATATCACTTCATATTTAAAGGGTCTTTTTCTGAAAAGAATTTTAATAGATCTAAGTTAACAGTTAAACCCCTATAAGCAACTACCCAATCATAGTTTAACCTATAATATAAAGTCATACCTGACATGGAACTAAATACCATTTTATTTCTTATCTTGTTTTTTGTAAAGGTCATGTTACTTTTATTTTCACCACTTTTAACAAAGCCCATTGATAATAGTTCATCATGGAATTTTTTAGTAAATGCTACTAATCTAATGTGTGTTACTTCGGTCATAGTTTTTATCAATTTTCATTTTATTAGATAGGTATGTTTTTAGTTCATTATATATATCCCTAAAGGTAATCTGTATTAGTTCTAAGTTTTCTTCTCTAGCTTTTAGGTTTATAGAACCCCTTAATGAAGAATTTAACAGTTTGGATATATTTTCTAAATATTCTTCTACTTCTTTATCCATGTTATTTTTAATAGAATAGTATAAAAAATTCTAGTATTACAATAATGGTTGTGGCAAGACTTAATTACTAAAATATATGAGAATACTGGGAGTTAATGGGGGTAATGGGGTTATACTATATGCTTTAAAAAGATACCTTATTGGTAATATAGAGTGTAGACCCATATTTAAAACTCCCAACGATATACAGTGGAAATTAAATTTTAATAGTATTCCACTGATAAAAGATAAAAATAAAGCACTATCATTTGAGGATTGTGATATTATAGTGGGAGCTCCCAACTGCGGTCATAGTTCTATATTAGCTTATAGTAGAGCTAAAAAATTATCTAACCCTTTAAATGATGACAGTTTCGAACTATTTATAACTACTCTGCTTCATTATAAACCCAAGATTTTTATGATGGAGAATTTACCAAAATCTTTAGAATTAGTTCCTTTGGAAACTTGGGAAAAAACATTCCCAGAATATAGTTTCATATGTCATACGGGTAGTTTATCAAAATGGGGTAATTCTCAAATAACTAGAGTAAGGTTAATTTTAATAGGTATAAAGAAAGCCTCATTTAAGGATAATATAAATGACATACAATACCATTTTAACTCTATATATAAGGTAAAAAGTATAAAGAATAGTGGAGAACTAAGGGGTAATTTAGGTATAGAAGAAATACCAGAAATTGGGCATATAAGAGAGGATTTAGATACTATGATAACCATGTATTCTGGTTATAAGCTAAGTTTAAGAGAAGCTCAAGAAGTATGGCTAAAATCTAATAACACTAGGTGGTCAGTAACAGATCGTAAGTTTACAACAGCACCAGGAGTATATAGAAATCTAGATGAGAAATACCCTATGGTTGCCCGTAAAGCTAATAGACAATTTAATCAGTTAGGGCTACAGCTAACCCCTAGAGAATTAGCAAGAATACAAGGTATACCAGATAGATTTAAATTATATTTTGACCCAAACCGTAAAAACTTTTGTATTAATAAAGGAAGGGCAACAGTTACAAAAACCCCTCCATATGAGATAAGTAAATGGTTCTATAAACAATTAAAGAAAATATTATGCAAATAATTAAAAAACACTTGACTAATGGTCAATACATTACAGAAGAATTTGAAAAATTCTCTCTATTCCTTCACCATACTATAAGTACTACTTGGCAAAGTGCCTGGAGATGGTGGAATTCTACACCAGAAAGAGTTGGTACAGCATATATTATAGGCCGTAAGGGAGAGATTATAGAATGCTTTGACCCAGGAGTACATGCTTATCATCTGGGTATTAAAGGAGATGATAACTGGCAAGAAAAACATTCTATAGGTATAGAAATAGTATCTGCTGGCCCATTAAGGTTAGTAGATAATATATTTAGATTTTATCCGTTATGGCCAAATAAAAGTACCTATTCAGTAATAAATCCCTCAGAAAGTTATTCATTTGCCGATCCTTGGAAAGGCCATACTTATTGGCATGCCTATTCTAATGAACAGGTAGAATCTTTGAAATGGTTAATAGGTAAATTATACCTTGATTTCCCTTCTCTTAGCCTTGATGGGGATATAGAAAAGATATTTGAATACGATTTTGATGTAGTGAAAAACCATATTCCAGGTATCCATGCCCATTGTACTGTGAGACAGGATAAGTCGGATATTTTTCCTTATCCTCCCCTTATTGAAGCCCTGAAAGAAGTTCAGGAAGAGATAATTGGGGTAAAGAAAAATTACCAAATTGAAGAGGTTAAGGTAAAGGCTAAGAAGACCTCAAAATCCCAAAAATCCTAATTTTATATTAATAGTTACCACGGGATTAAAAATAATAATATTATATACGTAGTATATATATAATATTATTATTATTTTTTTAATCCCTCTAAGGTATACTTATATAATTATGAAAAGTAAAGATGTATTATACTTAGTAGGAATAGGGGCTATATTGATTTTGTTAATTTACATTTTGTTCGGTAAAACTGATTCTATACCTGATATAGTGTACAATTACAAAACTGATACTATTTATGTAGATAGGCCTTATGAAGTACCTGTTCCTTATGAGGTACCTACTCCTCCAAAGGTAGTAAAGGTATACTTAGTAGATTCTACTTCTATAGATTCCTTATCAATGATAATTAAGGATAAGGATTTAATTATTTTTAAACTAAGAGATTCTATTCTTATCAGTGAATATTATTTTAAGCAATTTCCTAAAAACCCTAAATTACTTTCTTTAGGTTTATCAAAGGATTCTTTAAATATTTCATTACTCAACATAGGGGGTAATGTTAATTCTTTTAATTGGCCAATCAATTTAACTTATTTTGATTATAGATGGGATTATGAAAATAATTTAACAAGGTCTGTTCATAAAGTTTCAAACTACGGACCTAGTTTCAATTACTATATAGGAATGGGTTTAGATATACCTAGAACTTCTCCATTTATCACTAATCAATTGGAAATTACCAACAGAAAAATAAAAGTATTTACTTCAGCCGACATTGGACTATTAGATATTAAATCCAGTAATTTTAAATTCGGTATAGGTTATAGTATCTATGGGAAAAATAATATTAGAATCGGGAAAAGGAATAACTTCTGAGCAGTTAAAGATTTTAAACAAGGTATATAATGACCCGTTTTTATTTTCAACCTTTGCTTCAGTTATTCACCCAGTTAAAGGTAAAGTTAAATTTGATCTATACGATTATCAAAAAAGTGTATTATACCATTTTTTAGTAAACAGGTTTAATATCATCTTAAAATTTAGACAAGCTGGTCTAACAGAGCTTATTGCTTTATTTTGTTTATGGCTTGCAATGTATAGGAGCAATAAGAACATTCAAATAATATCCATAAAAGACCGGGTTGCTAAAAAGGTATTAAGAAGGATTAAATATGTATATAGAAATTTACCAGATTTCCTAAAAGTAAAAGTAGTTAATGGTAGGGGTAGCGATATAGGTACATCAACTGAAATCGAGTTTAGTAATGGTAGTATGATAACTTCTATACCTACTACAGAAGATGCGGGTAGATCTGAAGCAGTTTCCTTATTGGTAATAGATGAAGCAGCTATAGTTAGATGGGCAAGTCAAATATGGGCAGCTGGTTTCCCTACACTTTCAACTGGTGGTTCTGCTATCTTAAATTCTACCCCCTATGGTATAGGTAATTTTTTCCATAAACAATGGGTAGATGCTGTAGCAGGGGGTAATGAATTTAACCCTATTCGTCTTTATTGGAGAATGCACCCAGATAGGGATGATGAATGGTATAGAACAATGTCTCAGGCTTTAGGACCAAGAAGAACAGCCCAGGAAATAGATGGAGACTTTCTAACTTCAGGTAATTCAGTTTTTGATTTAATGGATATAAAAGCTATAGAGGATTCATTAACAGAATTTATAGTTCATGATATATCTCTTAATGGTAATCTAATAACAATGAATTTACCCGTAAAAGGAGAAAGGTATTTTATAGGAGCTGATATAGCAACTGGTAGGAGTAGAGATTACTCTGCTTTTTCAAATATGTCAAGAACTGGCGAAGAAGTTTCTTTCTTTAAAGGAAAAATGGGGGTAGGGGATTTTGCTGAACTATTAATGAAAGAGGGTAGGAAATGGAATAATGCTCTATTAGCACCAGAAAGTAATGATATAGGTTTAGCTGTAACCACAAAGATACAAGAGCATGGTTATCCAAATCTTTTTTATACAACAAAGTTCCTAAAAGAGAAGGGTGACTCAAGGCCAAAGAAATCTAAAATACCTGGTTGGTATACAGATAAAAAGAATAGGCCAATTATCATAGATGAATTAGAGGAGGATATAAGAAATGACAATATAGTAATTACCAATAAGTTTTTTGTTCAAGAGGCCTATACATTTATTTATGATGAAAGGAATAGACCAGTTGCTATGGGCAAACATTCAAGGGCTTCAGATGATGAGGATATCTTAGAAGATGGGGATAGTTACACAGACGATAGCATAATGGGAGAATCTATTACCAATTTTGTAAGAAAGGGTAAAGTAACAACCACAGTAATTGCCCCACAATAAATTCAATACTACCAACTATTAAGAATAATCAATACTATCATTATGGGTATTTTTAATTTTCGTACTAAAAAGGAAAAAAATATAACTAGTAATATAGAAGAACCAAAAAAAGACTTTATTGTACCTACTGGTAGAAAGAGCAGACCCGTTCTAGATGATTACACTACTTATGAGATAAAAGATAGTGTAATGTTTGTAAACCCAGGGTATATGGCTGAATATATTCCTGTTATTAGAAAACTATCCTGGGTAAATGAAGACGTTGGTTTAGCTTTGAATGATATGGTTCAGTTAACTAATACCGGTCATAGGATTAAATTTGATCCTACTGTATCTAAGGACCAGCAAAAAGAAATGAGGCAACATTTAAAGGATAAACAAAAGTATTGGGGTGATGGAGTAGCTGGTATGAATGGTTTAGTTAATAAAATGATTTCCCAAATATGGATAGGGGGGGCACTATCTAATGAATGGGTAGTTAGCAACGACTTAAAAGGAATTAGTCATTTAGCTTTAGTTAACCCAGAAACAATAAGGTTTCAATGGAATAGGAAAAAGTTAAGATTTCATCCTTATCAAAAACAGAGTACTAATATATTTACCAATAGGATTGGTGATAAGTATGTTAAACTAAATAATAGTACCTATAAGTATTTTGGTTTAAATGGAGATACAGATATTCCTTATGGTATTCCCCCCTTTTTAACAGCCTTAAATTCTTTAACTACCCAGGGTAGTATGGATAAGAATTTAAGATTTATAATAGGTCAAATAGGGTTATTGGGATTTTTACAAGTATTAATGGCAAAACCATCACAAGAAGTTGGTGAATCCGATGAACACTATATAACTAGGTTAAAGGGGATACTAACAGAAACTAAGGATAATTTAAAAGATGGTATTAATGATGGAATAGTAACTGGTTTCATAGATGATCATGAAATAGATTTTAATTCTACTACTAAGAATATATCTGGAGTACCCGCTCTTTATGACCAAAATGAAGTTAAGGTAGCTAATGGTTTAAAAATTGCACCAGAGTTTTTAGGTGTAGGTAGTTCTGGTTCTGAGACTGGTATAAATATCATATTTACTAAAATGCTATCCCAATTACAGAATGTTCAAAAACTAGTTTCAGCTAACTTAGAATTTGGATATTTTTTAGAATTGAAATTGGCGGGGTATCCTATAAAAAGCCTTTCAGTAGAATTTAACCCCTCTACTATAACTGATGAATTAAAATTTCAACAGGCCCAAGAATATAAAATACGTAATGTATATAATAAGTACATGATGGGCATAATTAGTATGCAACAATCTGCTGACGAATTAGGTTATGATAAACCAGATGCAGAAGAACCAAGGGGAGATTTAAACAAGGACGGAGCTTCAAAAGACAATAGGCAGGACCAAAATGATAAAAGTGATAAAAAAACAAGAGAAAAATCTAAACCACAACCTAAGAAGGGAGAACAAAAGTAAATAACTAGACTATAAAATCAATAATCATATACTAATAAATCCTCTATAACAAAATTAATAAGAATGGAAACACAAATATATGAAGAATCAGTAACCTTAAGAGCAGGCCATTCTATAATCATTAGCCATAAACCAGATAAACTACAAATGTATCAGGTTAATGATAAAATAGAAGCAGAACCCCAAGAACTAGACAAATTTGGGTTATTTGATGTTTCTTCACCAAACTATAATACTTATTACCCAGAAGTAACAGAAGAAGACTTAAACCCTAAAGATTCAGATTTTATTGAACCCATATTTAGGATGTTATCTAATGTATCAGTACACGCTAAATATAATCCAATATATTTTCCAGAATCAGTCCTGAAGAAAAGTATGTATAAGTTAATAGGGCAAACTGTTAATGTAGAACATGAAACTGCAGTTGGTAATGCTATAGGTACTGTTAAGTCTGTAGAATGGCAAAAAGCTTATACTGCTAATGGTATAAAAGTACCTGCTGGTATTAATGCAGTGTTAAAGATAGACGGTAAATCTAATCCCCGTATAGCTAGGGGAATAATGATGGACCCCCCCTCAATACATGCCAATTCAGTTACTGTGAATTTTAAATGGAAAAAGTCTCATCCAGAATTATCAGATGATGAATTTAGAAATAAATTAGCTACGTATGATAAGGCTGGTAATTTAATACAAAAGGTTGCTATAGATATATTAGCTTATCATGAAACATCCTTAGTTGGACATGGGGCAGACCCTTATGCTCAAAAAATAGGACCCGATGGAAAGATAGTTTTACCAAATTATGCTAATGACAGGGCTAGTTTTAAAGGGGACATCAATAATGATAATAAACCCCAAATATGGGATTGGAAAGACTTGAAAGAGTACAATGAAGTAATACAGAATAAAGAAAATAATAACCAAAATTTTGATGAAATGAATGATATTTTAAGATTTCTTGAAACCTTTTTCGGTTTTGAAAAAGAATCACTAAACGAAACTAACTACTCTGATATAATTAAGGGTGTAGATTTAGCAAAAATGAAAGAGGCTTTTGAAAAATCTAAAGAACCTTTAGTTATACTTGATCTTACTGGTAAAGAAGCCATAGAAAATGAGATAACTACTTTAAGGGCTTTTAAATCTAGTATACCTGAAGACCTAAATGATAAAATATCTTTTTCAGAAGTAGGTAAAAGTGCTACTGATACTTTGAGGGCTGATACTGAGAGATTGTATAAGCTTACTCTAAAAGATGGTGAGTTAGATACTAATATATTATCAATCATAAAGGGTGCAGATTATAAAACTTTACAATCTCTCCATAAACAGTATGAGAAGATAACTGAGGGAGAATATAGTTTTACATGTAAATCCTGCGGTTCTCACGATGTCACAAGGGCTTCAGCTGACCCAACCGTAGAAGGTGAAATAGATAGTAATAGCATAAGTATTACTAGGGAAAAGCTTATAGAGGGTAAGAAAAATAAATTACCTTCTTGGTTAAGGGAAGAATAAACTAATAACTAGACTGGTTTATTTATAAATATATTAAGTTTTGAAATACATAGAAACCATAAAAATTTAAGGAAATGCCATATTTATTCGGAGATACCACTACAACTACTATTCTAAAATCACAGAGTCATAAGCTTAGTGAGGAATTTGAAGTGAATACTAGTAAAACAGTATACAAGGGACAACCAGTTGTAATAGCTGCAGATGGAAAGGTTGAAGCAGCAGGTACTGCAAGCACCACTCAGCAAATCATAGGGTATTCATTACATGATGGTACAGCAGGTGAGTTAGTAACTGTTGTATTAAAAGCTTATGCTATTCTATTCGTAGAATGTGAGACTGATTCTTTAGCTGCTGGACCAGTTAGACTTGGTAGTTCTGCAGTATATAATGCCACTACTGGCTATGTACTAATAGACGATGCCTCAGTTAGTGCAACTAATCAAATAGGTTGGGCTATAGAAGGTGGGGATGATGGAGATGTAGTAAGGGTAGCTTTACTATAATCACTAGACCATAACTTTTAAAATTAAAAGAAAACAAGAAATACTATGAATACTAGAAAATTTGAAAAGAGTAAATTTAAGGGAAAAGTTAGGGATCTAGTCTCTTTAGCAGAATCTTTAAGAATGGACAAGGATTGTCCTTCAGATGTAACATTTTCTGACATTCTAAAAGAACACCACCAAATAAGTTTTGAGGCTTTTCTAACTGATCTCGGTATCGATTCTTCAGTTGATACAGTCTCTAATATAGTAACAACCCCAGAAATGGATGTTAGGTGGATAATCCCCGAAATATTTAGAACAGCCCTTCTGTTAGGATATAGGGCAGCTCCTATTTATCCCAATATTATAGCTGCAGAAGAACAGATGAGGGGTTTAAGGCAGGTTATGCCACATATTAATATGTCAGATGCTGCTCCTAGGTACGTAGGTGAAGGGGAAACTATTCCTTTGGGAACTGTAAGCTATGGCTCTAAGGAATTTAAACTATATAAGGTTGGTAGAGGTATAAAATTAACCGATGAGGTTGTTACTTATGCTTCAATAAACCTTGTATCTATTTTCCTAAGGGATTTTGGTATTAAAATGGGACATGCTACTGACGTACTTGCAATTGATTGCCTTCTTAATGGAGAACAAACAGATGGTTCAGAGGCAGCTCCAGTAGTTGGTACTGCTACAGGAACTAGCCTTACCTATAAGGACTTGTTAACTATATGGGTAAGAATGGGACGTATGGGAAGAGTTCCTAGTACTCTTATAGGGGGAGAAGAAATAGCTATCGATACTTTGGATTTGCCAGAATTTAAAACCCCCGTAATGGGTCAGCCCAGGGAAAATCTTGTATTAAAATCCCCAGTACCCCAGAATACTAATTTTTACGTACATGGTAATGTACCAGATGACAAAGCCATTATATTGGACCCATCCTCTTCTATTATCAAATTTAATGGTTGGCCTTTAAAGGTAGAGTCTGAAAGAATAGTATCTAATCAAACTGAGGCTTTCTACGTAACACTTCAAACAGGTTTTGCTAAGCTATTTACTGATTCAACTATAGTAATAGATAGATCCCAAACCATAGCAGCTGCTCCACTGCCAACAGCCATGGATGTAGACCCATACCAAAATGTAACTATTGATTAATATTTAACAACAAAGTAATTATGGCTAAGTTTATAAAATGCGGAAAGCATGCATTATCTTTTCATGATACATTTACAGGTTTCTCTATTTCAAAAAACCAAGTACTTATAGCTAATAGGCTACATACTACTTCTGGTAAATTTAAAAGAGCTCTTAGTACTGGACATATTATTGAAGCTACCGAGGAAGAATACCAAAAGTATTTAAGGACTTTAAATGGAGAAGTAGATGTTGTTGATCCCGAGGAAATCTCTTTAAAAGAAGCTTTAGAGGGAAAGAGTAAATCCCAGTTATTGGACTATTATAAAGAAAATTATGAACTTACTGAAGAGGAAGTAATAGCCTTTAGTAAGCTAAATAAGAACGATATGGTAGGACATTTAGTTGACCTGGAGGAAGAATAACATAATAACTTAATAAAATGAGTCGTATAACCCTAATTAATATATTAGAATTAGTATTTCAACCCAAGTTGATAGAAGAGTTTCGAAATGAAGTAATGGGATCTTCAAAATATACAACCACTCTTGCTGCACAAACTGCAGTAACTTTGGATTTTGTAAGTTACCCATTCCAAGAATTGCTTCTGGGTAGTGCTAATATAACCCTTAATGCTACTGTTTCTGGACTAAAAGTTGGAGAAAAAGTTTATCTAAAAATAGTTCAGGATGCTACAGCTGCAAGAACAATAACTTGGGGTACCAATATTCTAACAGATGTAACTGTAACTGCTTCTACAGATGCAGTAGATTTATTGGTTGGAGTATTTGATGGTACTAACCTTATACTAGGAGCAATAGCTCAAGATGCTTCGTAACCATATATATTCTCTATAATTAATATTGCCATGTGGTATGCTTAATCATATAGGCATACCACATTTTGTTTAAAAAAACTAAAATGAGTAAAACTAACACTTTCGAAACAGATATACTAGAACTAATCTTTAATAATACAGCTATAGCTAATATTGGAGATTCTTCTGGTTTACAACCTTCTTCAACAGCGGGTAGTTTATATGTAGCTTTGTTCACTGCAGATCCTACAGAAACTGGTTCTCAAACTAATGAAGCTACCTATACTGGATATGCTAGGGTAGCAGTAGCAAGGACTTCTGGAGGTTGGACTATAAGTGGTAATAATTGTTCTAATACTGCTGCCATAACTTTTGGAGAATGTACTGCTGGTAGTGAAACTATAACACATGTTGGGATATTAACTGCTTCTACTGCGGGTGATATGCTATTTTCTGGAGTACTTACTTCTTCTTTAGCAGTTAGTACTGGTATTATACCTGAATTTGCCATTGGAACTTTAGATATAAACGAGGATTAATTATATTTTCCATTATACATTGTTAAGAATTGATACATTAATTACTTAGGGTCTACCCATTAAAGGTGGGCCCTTTTTTAATTTATTAGATGGACAGCATTATAAGTACAAGTTCAATATTATCTAGTGAACTAATTATTCAAGGTAGGATATATAGTAATACTAGGAATATAGTAGAAGATTGGAGTTCCTATTCTGAGGGTCAGATTAGTGATGACTCCAATTGGACTGGTATAAGGGGGTCTTTTTATATTAATGCAGAACATCAAATAAGATCAGATTCTTCTAGTTATAGGACTTGTTTAATGCGTAATGGTACATT